TAATAACCAGGAGGGCAGCATGAAAGGCACAAACGTACTTGAAAGCAAGTCGAACATAGTCGCCATTAAACTTACGAGCGACAGCAGAAAGGCTTTGATATCCGGGGACTGGATAGAAGCCTCGCATTCGTTTAAATCGTCAGGGACATACAACGGAGATTTTCAGATAACCGACCAGATGATTATGGACTTTGACAAGAACTTCAAGGCCGGAGTTGTCAGGCGGTGGAAGGATGAGGCCGGCAAGTGCAGGCTGATACTTAACTTCGAGCACTGGCAGTCAGACTTTGCAGGCTGGATAACAGACACACAGGTACGCGAAAAAATGCTTACAACAGGCGAGAAGGTAAAATCGCTTTGGATAAAGTGTTCTTACACCCCAGACGCCAAAGAGGCGAACACATTGGAAGGGAAGGAATACATATCCATTGAGTATTACCACAGCGAGCCTTTGTATCTTGACGACCAGACAGGGCAGCAGACAGCGAACGTGTTGGTGGGCGGAGCACTGACCAGCTCGCCGTTCTGCATGGAACTCGCCCCGTTTCGGTTATCGTCTTTGATTGAGAAACACAAGGAACTCGCAGACCAGCAAAAAAAGAAAGACGATATTAAAAACCCAAAGAAGGAGGAATTATCCAAGATGAAAATTATAGTCGCAACTCTTGGAACCATGGGAATTAAGCTCTCTGCTGAACCCTCAGAGGACGCTGTAGTAGACGCAATAAAAATGCTGTCCGCTCAGAGAGACGAAGCAAAGACCGAACTTTCCACGGTTAAGGCCGAAATCGTTACTGTAAAGAAAGAGCTGTCGGATAAAGAAGCCGAGCTCAAGAAAATACAGGACGCACAGAAGGCCGCTCTGTCAGCCGCGCGCGATGCAAAAATCGCCGAGCTGAAAGAGAAAGCAGTAACAGAAATAAAGCTTTCCAAAGCCGAGGTTGATGAAACTGACCCGGCAAAACAGCATGTGTTTGTAAAACAGCTGTCGCTTGAAGACCTGTCTTTCGCAGAGGGCACACTTGCGCTCATGCCGAAGAAGTCCGAGGCGAAAGGCATTCCCGGCTCAACACCGGAAGGGCTGTCTGCAAAAGAACAGATAGTCAAATCTGCAAAGGCTATGCAGTCAGCTGCAAAAGATAAAGGTCAGTCCTTATCTTACGCGGACGCGCTGTCAAAAGCCGAAGCAGAGGCTAAAAAAGCCGAAGGAGGAAAATAACATGGGAGTAATGATGTACGAACCCAAAACGGTAGTGGTAACGTCGGCTTCTGACTTATCAGCATACCAGTACGTGTTTGTGAAATACTCCTCGGGGGATAATGCTGCGCCGGTAGTAGCTCTTTGCGGCTCAACAGAAGTTCCCATGGGGATAATTATTAAAGGCGAGATTGCGGGACGGGATATGGAAATGATTCCGCTTAACAATCAGCCCGCAAAAGTAGTTGCCTCCGGTGTAATCGCCGTAGGTGCTACCTGCATAACAGCAGCGAACGGACAGGCAACAGCTTCAACGTCAGACGGCGCGAGGATATACTTCATCGCGACCGAAGCAGCGGGAGCAGCGAACGATATAATCGCCGGCTATACCGTGAACATGTTCAGGGGGGCCTAAACTATGAATAACATCACGCTTCAGCCCGAACCTACGGTACAGTTCCTCATCGAAGGCGCGTTCAATGACCCGAGCGAGTACATCGCTTCAAAAGTTCTGCCTGAAATTCCCTCCGAAGTTTTAAGGGGATATTTCGGCAGGCTTGACCAGGGCGCTTTAAGACTTATATCAACAGCAGTAAAGGGTCTGTCAAAAAATGTTGTTAACTTCAAGTTCGACAGGAACGCTACTTTTGAAATCGGCGACCACGAACTTACGAACGTTATCAACAGGGTAGACGCTGAATCAATGGGCGGCTGGGATGCTGCTAAGAAAATGTTCGGCGTGCTTTTAGCGGACGAAATACTCCGCAGCAGGGAGCACACTCTTGCATCGGCTCTGACCAGCACAACTGTCATGGCGGGTTACACCGAGACATTAACCGCCGGCGACCAGTGGACAACCAGCACATCAGACGTGCTCGCTGCCATTGAGCGCGGCAAAGTGTCGGTTGAGACCGCAACGGGTAAACAGGCAAACACAATAATCATGGGTGCGCCTACGCGCAGAGCGTTGGCTATACATCCGCAGATTATTGCCGTGCTGTCTCCCGGTAAGAACACTCCCGGACAGTACAACGACGAACAGCTGGCTGCGGCTCTTGGCGTAGACAGAATAATCGTCGGAAGGGCGATTTACAACAGCGCCATGGAAGGCCAGACAGCGACCAGCGCGTTTATATGGGGCGACAATTGCATTGTTGCTTTCATAGAAAAAACGCCGACGCTTGTCAGCAAGACGCTTGGCGCGTCAGTCACATGCCAGAGCAAGGCCCCGAAGCAGTACGCATACAGCTATGTCCCTGAAGGCAAAATGCCCGGACAGGTTGAGGCACTTGTTGCAGGTGCGAACTGGGAAGACAAGCTTATCACATTAGGCGCAGGGTATTTGATTTACGATACCAACGCTTAAAAACTTGCGGAATCTCGGGCGGGCCCTGCGAAGGGCTCTCCCGGGAACCGCGTAAAAAAGGAGAAAGAAATGGCAAAGGCAGAGGAAAAGAAAGTCGAAGGAAAAGAAGAAGCGAATACCGAGACCCCGAAGGCGGGTCCTGCGAAGGGCTCTCTTAAAACAGCGACCGTATGGAACGGCAAGCTGTTAAAAGCCGGCTCTCCCGCTCCCAAAGAACTTATCGACTGGATTAAAAGCGTCGAGAAGAAAAGCGGCAAAACTGTTTCCGACTACATCGTGGAATAAACAATGCCTGACGGAACGTATCACACAAAGGCAAACGTCCTGGCGAAGTTTAAAAAGCTTGTGTTTGGTACAGGCCTGATAACTGACGCTGAAGCTGAGGACGAAATAGCACGCACGGAGGCTTATGTCGAAGGAAAAATCGACCCCTTTTACGTTTTTGCGTCTATTACGTCCACTGCTCAGCCGAAGTCTTTCGCTATTGTCAAGGAAATATGCCTTTACATAACGATTGCCAAGGTCAACGAGATACTGCGCAAGAACGGGGTCGAGAATCAGAACCCCGAAGAAAAGCAGAGGATATTAAACGAGTACGCGCGCGCGGAAAAGATGCTGAAAGGCATAGGGCTTTTTATTACGCAGGGCAATGTTGACGGCGCATTAAAATTGCCTGACGCGACAGCGCGGTCGCTTTCCACGACATACGCTGCCGGCGGTGTGAGCTCGACTGTCAGCACGCCGACATTTAAAAAGGATGTTGCCCAGTGGTAATGCAAAAAACCGTACCCTCAAACCTGATAGATGTTGAATTTCAACGGATTTTTAAAGAGACCGCTGAAAAGGTCAAGTATATCAAACCGGCTTTAATGTCTGTCAGGGATGACTGGTACGGCGAAAACAAAACGCTGTTTACACTCAAAGGTCCGGGCAAGTTTACGGATTTAAAGGACAGCACAAAAAGAAAAAAAATAGGTGATGAACGTGCCGGCAGAATATCTGGTTTAACAAATCCGCCTTACCCGATACTGCTGGCCAAGAACGGGCGCATTAAAGCGGGCTTAACCGATAAGCAGTCTGAATTCACGGTCAACGAGCTGACTGATACATCTTTAACACTCGGCGTGAAAGGTCAGGACTATTTCTTGTTTCAGCAAAAGGGAACTAAGAAAATGGCAAAGCATCCGTTTATTTTTAACAGCAAAGAGCACGGCGACCAGTGGACAAACCAGCGCGACCGCTGGGTAAAGATATTTACTGAATACCAGTCGCGTAGACTCGCCGCAATGGGGAACGTGTAATGCCTATCACAATTGCTTACAAGGATATTGAGGACATCATAGACGACATCCTCGACAGGATGCGCGATTCGACTTATGGGCTTAACGCAGCGATAGCCGCGATAAACACGCAGAAGGCATCCGTTGATGCCGCGCGCGGGCGCGTAGTGATGACACTCCCGAAGTTTACAAACATCGCAACTCCTGCAGTTGACACCTTGACAGAAGGACAGAACTTATTTTTTTTCATGGCTGAGGAGTTTGTCAACTGCGACCCGTTCATGGTTGTAACTATCCCGACATGGACAACGGACAACATGGGCACTGAGTCTGTAAGCGTTATGTTTTTAATCGTAATGGAGGACCCGTCAGACGGCACGGACCCGAAGAGAAAGCTTTTAAGATATGTCAGGGCGTTAAAGGAAGTGTTTAGACACTTTCCCCTGGACAGCGACCTTATAACAGAAACAAAAACATCAATAGTCGAACCTGACTTAATAAGCATAAACGCAGGAGAGCAGTCACTCTCTTACTACTCCGCGGGAGTTAAGCTCGAACTCGTTTACGCGTAAACACTGAAAGGAAGGAGGAAAACAAAATGGCAATAGTAAAAGACAGCAAACAGTTAATATTCGGGATTCACGGGGTCACGGTATGCGACTTTTTTTCGCACGTACCTGTCGGTGAAGAGCTCGATGTAATCGGCGACTTATCGCTTGAGGTATCGGCTGAGGTTGAGTCTCTTTATGGCGGCTCGCACTCATGGCCCGTTGCCGGTGAAGCCAAGACTTTATCAGCTGAAGGGAGTATTGAACTCCGCGAATATCCCGAAGAGCTGGCCGAGTACCTGGTTGCCGGTGTAGGAGCCAAGGCCGGGGCATCCGCGACAGGCGGTGTTGTGGCGATTGAAAACCGTAAGGGCACAAGTGTAGTCGCAACAACCGGTATTGCATCGGTTGGATTAAAGACCGGCGAGACGGCAGAACTAAAAGCCGGCATTTACGTTGTTGAAGTCGCAAGTGCGTCAACCGTAGATGTCTATTCGTGTTCAACCGTGGACATGAAAAAAGGCACTGACCTGACGAAAGCAGCCGGAACAATGAAAATTGCAACCGGGCTTTCGATTACCACAGGCGCAGCGGTTGAGGT